CTCAATTGCTTGGTTGCAATGGATCCAGCATTCTCATCAGTTATATTATCAGCTCCATCTTCAGTCACTATTAAATCCGTTGCTGTGTTTACAGGTAAACATACTGAGATTCTCCTTTCTTGAGTTATTGTGCTTGGTGTTATGGTCACTCCACTTGTTGTCGTTGTAATTGTAGCACTTACAGCATCATTTGGGAACAATATGAGAATCTCTAAACATTGTGCATTGTTATCAGGAATAATTATTTCAGGCACTAAACCTCCATCTGAAATCAGCTCTCTAAAGTCATTAATCAAAACCAAGTCTACATCTCCTGTATTTAGGTTTGACTTCATGGATTCAATCATGTAGCGTTTATCTCGTATAATTACCCTGTCATTCAATTCCAATCCTGTCAATAGACTGATAGGTAAATTTGTCTTTACATTGGTTTTCCTGTTCTTGAGATTGTAGAGATTCAATAAATAAGGAGCATAATAAACAGCAAATAAAGTCTTTTGTACTGCTATATCCAGGAATGTGCTTATATCAGCAGCAAAGTTCAGAGTAAAGTCATTAGTTCCAATCCTTAAATCCTGACCAAATGGAATATATGTGGTCATATTGGTTACTGATGCTCCCTCATTGAATCTCCATTGTGCGCTTGTAGTATCATATTGATACATTATCAAAGGCTTTGGAGTATACTTTTCAATGGATGTATTTAATGTTTCTCCTATTTGTAGGCTGGTATCTTGAAACTTCTGCATCATCATGTTCTCAAAAGGTAATTCAATCTTGTATTCCCCTCCATCATAATCAAACAATTCACTTGTATTCCCATACTCTCTCCCTCCTGTTAGTTCTCTGAAGTGAGTATTTGTTGCACATTCACTTTCTTGGTATTTAAAGCTGATGTTTTTGTATAGTTTTAATCTATCAATTTTGATGCTTTTGATATCCGTATATTCAGTTATATCAACAACTGCTCCCTTTTGATACCAATCATCTAAAGGCTCAATCTGATAGACATCCTTTTCAGTTCCATAGCAAGTCAAATTAAACATTTGAAGAATCCCCTTAAAGAAATCTACAATCTTCATATCAGGGATGTAATTTAATACACTTAAAGTTGCTGTGGTTGAGAATGTGCTTTGACTTGCATAATAGTTGTATAAATCATCTACTGTGTTAGTGAGTAAGCCTTCAGTAACATATTCTGAAAACTGCTCATACCTGACTAAATAGTTATAGGTCAGCGGTCCTTGCGCTCTCAAATAAAATTGATATTGCCTGGATCCCACAGAGCCATTTGGAGTCAGCATGATTGTAGTTGAACTTGCACCCATCTCTTCAATAGTTTGTGCCAATTGCCCATTTATATACACGTCAATATAGTATGTTATGGATGTATCACTAACATTGTAGACTGTAAATAAGACTTGATGTCTTGGGAATAGGAAAACTCCACCTGACTGTCCAGGAAACATTGTGCCAACATCAGTATCTGAAACTGTCAAAGTATCATTTACCTCACTAAAAAAGTCTGATGCTACTGCTGTTGTATTTGTGTTTTGCGATCCTGTATCTAAGTTTTGCTGTTGAGCCAATTGTGCTGCTGTGCTATAGACAAATGATTCTGCATTCTGACAAAGCAAATAAGCCCTTCTGAATCTCTCATTTGATAAAAAGCCTCCATTGAATGTGATGCTGTATTCAGTTTGCAAGGCATTGAATATTTGATATACTGCTATTGCTGGGAATAATTCAGTATAATCTATTGAGCCTGTTCCTGTATGGCTGATATCCGTACTGCCTCCATCTCCATAGGTTAAGTTTCTTCCTACAATCAAAGGGAATCTCACAGCATATTCAGTTGCATCATCCGTTATTCTTTGGCTTACTGTAGAGCTTGTATAGTTAAAATCCGTACTGCTTAATGCTGTAATGTCTGCAAGTTTAGATTCCCCAAAGGTATCTTTAAGACTTGCCACATCTCCATAGAATGTGATCTGATAGCTATATGGCTCATTATTCCTTACCTCAGTTTTTTCAAGGCTTATTTTTCCCCTTCTAAATGTAGTTAGGTCTATCTCAATTACAGCCTCTCTGCGTATGTTTTGGTCTATAGTTGGTGTAACATCATTCTGATAGAAATGCTCAAAGACCTGATTGTTGTTTGGAGTAGCTGGAACAGTAAACGATTGACTGAAGTCGGAGAATACCTTGCTAATATCCTGGACGTTCTGCTGGATAGATGTGACATTAATCTGCTCATCATTAAACAAATCTAATTTTACTCCCTCAATATAAACTGATACCCCTCTCATTATGTTACATTATTAATCAAGTCAAAGGCAAAATCAAAGTCAAGAGTATAGTTCATTGTTCCATCATTCAATCCTGTCTGCTTTTTAAGTGATTGTGTTTTGACTTTGGCTGGAAGAGCATTTGTATTTGTATCAAAATCCAATATAGTTACATGCTCACTCAACATCAACTGCTGAATGTATTCTGCATAGCCATCATTTACAAAGCCACTATTCAAAGTGATAGACTCATTTCCTGTCTTATTGAATTGCTTCATCTGCCCTCCATCACTTGTTGGGCTGTATGGCAAGGTTTGAGGATTGAATTTATACTCATTGCTTTTGATGGCTGTAGTCCTTTTGTTTACCTTCATAAAGAACATCCTTGACCAGCTTCCATATTTGTTCACAAAGTCCACTACAATAGGACTATACTTTGGCTCACATACTGGCTTGAATGTAGCTGTCCAAACTACTGCTGCACTTGTGTTAATCATTTCCACTTTATTTCCATCTGCAAGATTGCCTGTATAGACTCTTCCAAATACTTTAACTCCAGCAGAGCTAATTGTATATTCTTGCGTGGATCCTGTTCTTAGATTTGTGTATCTTATTTTCTCTCCAACAGCAAGGTCTGCATCAAAGCTTCCAGCAAGTGCGTTCCTTTGCGTTGTACTGAACGAACTGTCATAGTGATATAGATATGTCCCCTCATCCAAAAGAACATCCTCCTTGACTGTATTCTGCCCTTCCATGTATTCAGAATATCCATTGACAAATTGCCCTGTGATAGTTGATAAAAGAGTATATGTTCCACTCACATTCTTGTATCTTTTAACTGCATAGTTAACAATATAGCTTGTGCTTGTTGCTGTATCAAAGAAATTTGCAGTATCATAGTTATATCCTCCCATTGTAAAATACTCTCTGACATAAGGAGATATATTGTAATACGTCTTTACGTTGTTAGATGCTGGTATAAGCTTGTCCAATGTATATTGAGGATTTGCTGGTTGGCTTCCTGTATTCCAAAGAAACAACTCAATCTTGGATCCTGTTTGACCACTCTCTGATATCTCTACTATAAATGGCGACCTTGCTAAATTCATGCTTATAAATTTTTAAAATTCTCTTTTGTTATTTGGTTAAATAGTTGCTCCATGTCAAAGCCAAAAGCCTCCATCAATTCATCAGGCAGTTTGTTAAAATACTTCTCAAATGGCTTTGTAAAAAAAAGGCTTGGCTTTATACCCTTTTCAAATACACTTCTTGCCATCATGAAATTTAAGCTCTTTCTCTTTATAAACTTCCCTTTGTCATCTCTTGGTGCAAAACCCTTTCTTACATTCCATTTATCAAATGCACTTGGAGGAGGCATTCCTTTCAAGCTCTTTGCTCCGCCTCTTCTTGTGTATCTATATCCATCTAAACTACTTCCACTCTTTACTCCCTTAACTCCTCTATCTTGAAAGACTCCATAGCCCTCCATTTCAAAAGTAATTTGAATACTGTTTTTAGATTCCTTTGAATATGACTTTAGGCTCTTTGACAATTTGCCTGATGCCTGGATAGGATACTTTCTATTTAAGCCACTCCTCAAATTTCTTTTAGCATCTCTAATTACCCTCTTGCGAAAGTCATTTAATAAGTCATCTATAGATTCAAATTCAGCCATTAGCAGATTGTCATATCATTAGGAATTAATACATCAAAGGTCATTGTAAACCCTCCAAGTTTATTCTCAAATCTTTCAGTAAATGGCTCACAAGTTGGGGATCCATCAACCTGGAACTTTTCAGTATATAATGTACCTCTTCTCAAAAGCTCATAGCATCTATTTTGAACAGCCAACATACTGTTTAAAACCCAAAGCTCATTGTCATTCCCATCAAATTTATTTGGGCTTTCCTTCTTGGATGTATCAGTAATATCCATTGCAAGAATAGAAATATTGTATCTAATGACATTCTCCTCAAATGTTGCTGTATTGACAATTATGTGTGCGAGGGGAAATATCGTCATTTTATTTAAATCGATGTCAAAAATGTCCCCTTGAGTAACTGTGTTAATTATTGGATCACTTTCAAAATGGCTTTTAAGCTTGTCTATAATATCAAAATAATTCATCTTCTCATTTGTTGTTTAAGTTCGTTTGCTTCGATTTGGTTTTTTTGTTTCTCGAACGTGAGATAGGTGAGACATTTAGTAAGTCGGTATTTGCTAATCTCATCGAACTTGCACAAATCTCCTTGAGCGATTGCATAGAACGAATTATACCATCCCCATTGCCTTCCAAAATTTTGTCTTTCGCTGTACTGCTGGAGTCCATCATCATCTTCAGTTCTCTCTGTAAATAACGAATTGTATGTTTTAATAATTCGCTTGCGATGCTCCAAAAAAAAACCGAGCTACTAATGGCTACATCCAAAGGAGCAAATTTCATCAGCTCTTGCATGTCCTCATTTGGCTCATAGTCTACAATTGTATATTTGTCTTTGTGTCTTTCTGCAATAGGTCTATACATTACAGCCATAGCCTTATGGTATGTTTTCCAGTTTTGCAAGTGATGTTCAAGATCCACATATTCCCCAAACGTTATCTCATCCAGTTTTGGTATAAAGCCAAACTCAATATCCTTAATTTTAAACTGTCTTATCAGCTTGGGCTTTTCACTAAATACCTTTGTAAAGTGAACAATCAATTCATTCAGATCCTTCATCTTAATCTTGCCTACATCTTTCAAGTCTATTCCACAAAATATTTGTATCATTTTTTGAGCAATAAACTCATCATCATTTGATGCTTCTTTTGTCTTAATAAATTCTTGATACCTTGATAATGGTATTGCACTTAATGATTCAGGTAGTAATATATCCAGCTTCATATCTATATAACCTTTGTTTTTTTGTTTTGTTAAATCATTAAAGGATTGAATATTCTCCAAAGTTCTTATTCAGTCCTAATGTTTCCATCTCATGATAGCGTACCGCATCCAGCCCATGATTGAAATTATCCACAGGCTTATTCAGTTGCTTTCCTGTTTTGTCTTTATCCCAGCAGTAGCTTCTCAGCTCTTTTATTAAGTTGGTGCTTTTAGATGTGACCATATAGCTCTGCCTTTGCATTACATCAATCCCATAATTGATTGAGTCCTTTCCTTTAGTCACTCCTTTGATGATTTTGCCATAGCGTTGAATATCAGCAATCGATTTAGGCTCTGCACTATCAGCATAGATAGGTACATCTTCAGGCAATATCTTTGAGATGTCACTATTCAGCATCCCTGTTTGATACTTTATCTCATCCAGGATCCTAAATTCATTGTATTTGTAGACTCCTATGATTGCAGTTGGGTCGTTAGAATATCCAAAGTCAAGCCCAATCCCTATCAATCTTGCTTCATCAGGGATAGAATCAATGATTTTGTAATTGGTAAATACGGCGCCTTGCAGTTGACCAATCTTCCCTTCTCCATAAACAGTCCACCAATTGCGCCAATATGCGCTTGTCTTTGCTTTTAAACGATTCTTTTCTATTTGCTTTACAATCCCCTCATCAAGTCCTTGATTGTCCTTGTAAGTCAAAATTATGAAATCAGCATCATCATCATCCTTCAGCTCTCTATGCACCCAAAACTCATTGGCCGGATTGAAATCGAGGAATATCTCTCTCTTTGTTCTTATTGAAAGCTCATTGTAAGCCTCAAAGGTTACATTGTTGCACTCATTAATATAGAGAATATCACGCCTTGCTCCGCGGAGTTTGCTTGAATCATCAGCACTAAAAAACTCTATAAAAGATCCATTGGCAAAAGTGTACTTTAAATGGCTCTTGTTGTACCTCTCATCATGATACCTATTTATCCACTTCATGATTTTTATGAAATCTCTGAGGCAACCGCGTCTCAAATGGGGAACACTCTCTGCCACTATGCTTATTTCTAATCCACTCTGACTTGCTGCCTTATGGATAAGGATGGGCAGAATACCAAACGTCTTTCCAGCCGATGTACCGCCTTGAATAATTTTAATCCTCTTCTTTAAAGCAAGGATTTTATTTATCGCTGTCGTCCTCTTTAACATCAGGGAATAAAGGTTGCTCTATATTTGTCTGCTCTATTTGTTGAATTGGTT